TATTTCAAAGTCGCAGATTTATCTGGACAGATGAGTCCAATTGCGGGCGGCAGAGATCAAGGATTACCCGGATATCCTAAAAATGACGGACGTCGTAGCAATCAAGCAGATACTGATTTTAGTTTTAGAAACTATGCTAGCCGATTACCAGAAGTTTATTCTGGACATCCTAACCGTATTGAACGTTACAATCAATATGAAAACATGGACGCTGATTCAGAAGTCAATGCATGTTTAGACATTATTTCTGAGTTTTCTACACAGCTGAACGAGCAGAACGATACGCCTTTTGATATAACATACAATGATGATCCTACAGATCATGAAATTGAAATCATCCGCAAACAGATGCAGCAATGGGTCAAGCTAAACAAGCTGGATCAACGCATATTCAAGCTGTTCCGTAACACAATCAAATACGGTGATCAAGTGTTTGTTCGTGACCCAGAAACATTTGAAATGTACTGGGTGGACATGAGCAAAGTGGTGCGTGTGATCGTGAATGAAAACGAAGGCAAGCGCCCAGAACAATATATCATCCGTGATATTAACCCTAACTTTCAGAACTTGACTGTGGCAGCTAAAACCACAACTGACTTCATGGTCAATCCAAGTTCGGGCGGTGCCGGAGGCATTGGCGGCAGTATGCAAGGTGGCGGTTACACTGCTCCTAGCTCGGCCATGAGCGGCACCAGCAGATTTAATCGTGCTGTGAATGAAACTTGTATTGATGCTAAACATGTGGTCCATCTGAGCCTAAACGAAGGCCTAGATACATTCTGGCCATTTGGCAAAAGTATTTTAGAAAATATTTTCAAAGTATTCAAACAAAAAGAACTGCTAGAAGACGCCATGTTGATCTATCGTGTACAACGTGCGCCTGAACGACGGATCTTCAAAATTGACGTAGGCAACATGCCCAGCCACATGGCCATGGCGTTTGTGGAACGTGTAAAGAATGAAATGCATCAACGTCGTATCCCCACATATGGCGGCGGCGGACAAAACATCATGGACAGCAGCTATAATCCACTCAGCATCAACGAAGATTTCTTTTTTCCGGTGGGTGCAGATGGTCGTGGTAGTGATGTTACTACATTGCCTGGCGGTCAGAATCTTGGTGAAATTGACGATTTAAAGTATTTTAACAACAAAATGGCCCGTGGTCTACGTGTACCTTCAAGCTATTTGCCCACGGCACCAGACGATTCAGATCGTACCATGCAAGATGGTAAAGTAGGTACAGCACTAATTCAAGAGTATAGATTCAATCAATATTGCGAACGACTGCAAGCATTGATCATGCAAAAGCTAGACGACGAGTTTAAAATGTTTTTGCGTTGGAGAGGATTCAATATTGATGCTGGACTTTTCCAAATCAAGTTTAATCCACCTCAAAACTTTGCAAGTTATCGTCAAGCTGAACTAGATACTTCACGTATCACAGCGTTTACTAGCTTAGAAGCATTGCCTTACATGAGCAAGAGATTTTTGTTAGAGCGTTTCTTGGGATTAACAGAAGACGAAATCCAGCAAAATTCCAAACTCTGGAAAGAAGAACGCAGCACACCTGAACTAGAAACAGCACAAGGTCAAGATCTACGTTCAGTGGGTATTACACCTGCTGGCTTAGAAAGCGATGTATCAATGGGGCAAGAGATGGCAAATATCACACCAGCAGGTCAAGAAGGTGTGCCTGGTGCTGCACCAGGCGGTACAATTGGAAATACTCCAGCGGCACAGCCTCCTGGGGCAGGAGCACCAATTCCGGGTGCTGCATAAATATATCATGATCCTCAACGAGCTTTACGAACGTAGTCCCAGCGCATATCAAGATGTAGCAGCTGATAACACCCAGCCTCACCTTGGACAATTGCGCAAGACCAAACTCACACTCATGCAACTGAATAAATTGCGAAAAATGCAAGATACTCGGATGTTTGAGTTTAATGAAAAGCTCAAAGACATCAGAACTCAATACGCACCACCGGCCGCTCCCGCGGCGTAATATTTCTGTCTTAATTGACAAAAAACCAGTCATAACTGGCACATTTTTTTCTCAAATTGTAAATATAGATATACATTTTGCCGGGTGGCAAAATTAACGAATATCTATAGGAGCCAGTTAAATGAGTAAAAATCAGTTTGAAAAGTTGATTGAATATGTGATCAACGATGAAGACGCAAAAGCCAAAGAACTTTTTCATCAAATCGTAGTATCCAAGAGTCGTCAGATCTATGAAAACATCATGCAAGATGAAGAATTAGAAGAAGACAACGCCATGGGTGAAGAGCCAGTTGAAGTTGACACTGACATGAGTGAAGGTGACGACATGATGGGCGGAAGCCAAAGCGGCGACATGATCGACGATGTAGAGACTGAAGAGTCTGGCATGCATGAAGGTGAAGATGATGCAGAGTTTGATGACGAAGCTGAAGACGCTGGTGATGATCTAACTAGCGACCTAGAAGACGAACACGACATGGGCGGCGAAGAAGCTGCTACAAAAGGCGACGTAATGGATCTAGCTGACAAGTTAGACGACCTCATGGCTGAATTTGAGCAAATGATGGACGGCGGCAATGACATGGGCGACGACATGGGTGACGGCATGGGCGACATTGAAATTGATGCTGACGAATTTGAAACCGAAGGCGTGTATGAAAATGTTGACCTCAAAGCTGCTCCAAAACCAGTAACTTCTGAACCAGCAGGAACTAACACCAAGTCTACAACTGCATTCAACAGCGGCGCAACTGGTATGGCATCACATCCTGTGCGAGCAGGTAAAAACGAAGGTGGTCACCACGACACTGCTGCTTACAAGAACGCCACTAAAGATCTAATTGGTAAAGTTGGTAACTCACCTGCTCAAGCCAAGCAAGATTTGAAGCCTGCAACCAAGCCACACTTGGGTCAAGCTGCTGGTGTGAACACCCGCACACCATTTCCACGTGGCAAGTAATCTGCAATGAAATACTTACAGGAACATCTAAACTTCAACCAAGCCAAGATTCGCGTGTTGGTTGAAGATGGTCCTGACGGCGCAGGAAAGACATTGTATATGGAAGGTATATGTATTGAAGGCGGAGTAAAAAACGCTAACGAACGTGTATATCCTGTAAATGAAATTGGTAGAGCAGTTCACAGTATTAATGAACAACTGCGCGAAGGGTATTCGGTGCTGGGTGAAGTGGATCACCCTGAAGATTTAAAAATCAACCTAGACAGAGTAAGTCATTGCATTGAAAAAATGTGGATGGATGGCCCTGCTGGTTACGGTAAGTTAAAAATATTACCTACACCAATGGGACAACTGGTCAAGACCATGTTGGACTCAGGTGTAAAACTCGGAGTTTCGAGCCGTGGTTCCGGTAACGTGAACGACGGCAACGGACATGTCAGTGACTTTGAAATAGTCACTGTAGATATTGTTGCTCAGCCCAGTGCCCCACATGCATATCCTCGTGCAATTTATGAAGGACTTCGTAATATGAAGTACGGTCATAAAGTGTTAGAGATTGCCAAAGACGCAGGACAGAACAGCAAGGTACAGAGATACTTGCGTGAGGAAGTAAAACGCCTTATTCAAGATCTCAAAATTAAGGAGTAAAGCATGCTAGATGCAATCAAACCATTGCTAGATAGCGGCCTGATCACGGAAGACGTCAGTCGAGAACTCAACGAAGCTTGGGAATCTAAACTGACAGAAGCACGTGAGCAGGTTAGAGTAGAACTACGTGAAGAGTTTGCTCAACGCTACGAGCACGATAAGACAGTGATGGTTGAAGCCTTAGACAAGATGATGACAGAAAGTCTCACTGGTGAACTTACTGAGTTTGCCCAGGAGAAAACTGCCCTGCGTGAAGATCGCGTAAAGTTTCAAACCAAGATGAAAGAAAGTGCTGTGAAATTTAATAATTTCATGGTAACAAAATTATCTGAAGAAATCAGCGAACTTCGCCGGGACCGCAAGCAACACAATGAAGGACTAGAAAAACTAGAACACTTCATGGTGCATGCATTGGCTCGTGAGATCCAAGAATTTGCCCAAGACAAACGTGATGTAGTGGAAACTAAAGTACGTTTGGTGCGTGAAGCACGTGGCAAGTTAGAAAATCTCAAAGCACGTTTTGTAAAAGAAAGTGCTGAAAAAATGAGCCGAGCTGTTAGCTATCACTTGAAGGCTGAACTTAGTCAGTTACATGAAGACATCCAGGTTGCTCGCGAGAACAGCTTTGGTCGTCGTATCTTTGAAGCATATGCTGCGGAATTTGGTGCCACTCATCTCAATGAGAAAGCCGAAGTTCGCAAGTTGCAAAACATCATTGCCAACAGAGAACATCAACTGTCTGAGGCCATTAAACTCAGCCACAAGGCGAAAGTCTTGGTTGAGTCCAAGGAACGTGAAATACGTGTGATCCGTGAATCTAATGTGCGTCAAAACACATTGGACGATCTGCTCTCTCCTCTTAACGAAGAGAAGCGTGAAGTCATGCGTAATTTACTCGAAAGCGTACAGACACCTCGTCTGAAAAACGCTTTTGAAAAGTATCTACCAGCAGTATTAGCTGAAGGCAAGTCTGTGAAAGCCCGCCAGGTGATTTCAGAAAATGTGTCAGAAGTAACTGGTAATAAAACTGCTCCACGTCAAGATGAAGATAACGCTGACAACAGCAATGTTATCGCCATCAAGCGTCTGGCAGGGCTTTAATTTAAAGGAGACTTAAATGTCACAACAACTATTAGAAGGCCGCTGGGATGAAACCAAGGAAGCCCTTCTTGAAGGCCTAAAAGGCAACAAGCGCACCAGCATGAACGTGATCCTAGAGAACACACGCAAGTATTTGAAAGAAAATGCAAGCTCAGGTTCTACTGGTTCTGGCAACATTGCTACACTTAACCGTGTGATTCTGCCAGTTATCCGTCGTGTTATGCCAACCGTTATTGCTAACGAATTGGTTGGCGTTCAGCCAATGACTGGACCTGTTGGTCAGATCCACACCCTGCGTGTGCGTTATGCCAACACAATGACTGACAACAGCACTGCTCAAACCAGTACTGCTGCTGGCCAGGAAGCATTGAGCCCATTCTTGATCGCTCAAGCATATTCTTCAGCATCAAGCGTTACAGCTGGTGTGGTTGATCCAACACAAAATATCTACAGTGGCGCTAACACATCAGTGCTTGAAGGTTCCGGCGGTCGTCAGATCTCTGTGCAAATCTTGAAGCAAGCTGTTGAAGCTAAAACTCGTAAGTTGCAAGCTCGTTGGACATTTGAAGCTGCTCAAGACGCACAAGCAATGCATGGTATCGACGTAGAAGCCGAAATCATGGCTGCTTTGGCTCAAGAAATTACAGCTGAAATTGACCAGGAAATCTTGCTGAGCCTGCGCTCATTGGCCACAACTGAGTACACATACAACCAAGCTACTGTGTCTGGTACAGCTACATTCGTTGGTGACGAACACGCCGCTTTGGCAGTTCTGATCAATCGCGTTGCTAACTTGATCGCCCAACGCACACGTCGTGGCGCTGGTAACTATGCTGTGGTTAGCTCTGCTGCTCTCACAGTGCTGCAAAGTGCTACAACCTCAGCATTTGCACGTACTACAGAAGGCACATTTGAAGCACCTACAAACACCAAGTTTGTTGGTACTCTGAACGGCGCAATGCGTGTGTTTGTTGATAGCTATGCTAGCGACACTACACCTGTATTGGTTGGCTACAAAGGTAGTTCAGAAGCTGACGCTCCTGCATTCTACTGCCCTTACATCCCCTTGATGAGCTCAGGCGTTGTATTGGATCCAACTACATTCGAACCAGTGGTCAGCTTTATGACTCGCTACGGTTTCATTGAATTGACCAACACTGCATCATCTTTCGGTAATGCGGGCGACTATGTTGGAGAGATAGCCGTTTCGAATCTTTCGTTCAGCTGATCCACAATCCATTTATTTGGACAACAAAAACGCCCTTCGGGGCGTTTTTTATTGACTATAAAATTACGTGAAAGTAAAGTTAGAGATAAATAAATGTATGAACAAATACACTACTTGGTATACTGCTATTACAGATCGTGCTCGCACACGTACACTTGACGGCTATACTGAACGCCACCATGTTATACCTAAAAGTCTAAATGGTTCAGATGACAAAAATAATCTTGTTGATCTGACTGCTCGTGAACATTTTATTTGTCATTGGTTACTAACTAAAATGTATACAGGTGAGGCAAAAGCCAAGATGGTATACGCTCTCAATGGAATGAAGCGAAATGGTAAATTCACTCAACGATATGAAACACTTATTACAAGTAGAGTATACGAGAGTCTTAAAAAAGAATTCTCTATTGTTCATAGTGCAACAATGTCTGGCCGACGGGCTAATAACAAAGGCAGGCCAATGAGCGAAGAACAAAAAATTAAAATTCGTGAAACTAAAGCAGCCAATCCGTTTAGGCCAACAGATGAATGGAAGACTGCGCTAGCCGCAAGAAGAACTGGACAAACTCATAGTGAAGAAACAAAGTTAAAAATGTCTTTATCAGCAAAAGGAAAGCCCAAGGGCCCAATGAGCGAGGAGAACAAACTTAAAATATCACAAGGTACCAAAGGTAAATCTAAACCGACCGGTATGGGCACAAGGTTATCGGCAACAGTAGCAGCCCAACTTGCCGCAGGAACACACTATACTCAACAACCTAAGAAAACTTGTCCACATTGCGGAGTGCAAGCCAATAAAGCAAGATACAATGGGTACCACGGTCTCAAATGTAGATCTCTACTAAATACCCTGTAAGCAACAACCCCGGGATGGGAAGTTCAGGAAAGCACCTTCGGGTGCTTTTTTGTTGGTTGAGAATTATTGTATTCAAGTTGGTAAATACAATCAGAGACCCTACAAATGACACAATACACTATTGACATTGGCGCAGCGCCCGACGACGGACAAGGTGATCCGTTACGTACTGCTTTTAGTTACACCAATCAAAACTTTGATCAAGTGTTTGCTGCAGGCCCAGTACTGAGCAATGTGGCCATAGCTAATAATACTATTCGAACTATCAATAGCAACGGCAACTTGATTTTATCTCCAAACGGCATTGGTAAAATACAAGTAACAAATACCGTAATCCCCAGTTTGGATAATGTGTATGATCTAGGTAGCCCAACTCTGCGGTTTAATTCAATCTATGTAGGATCTGGTGGATTGATTATTACATCTATCAATGTTACTGGTAATATCAGTGCCAATAATTTTTCAACATCCGGAACAGTATCTGCTGTAGGTAATATAACTGGAAATTATTTCTTAGGTAACGGTGCGTTTCTAAGTGGAGTTATCACTTCAGTTGCCAACATCAATAATGGTACATCTAATGTCACTGTGGTCAGCTCTGGTGGTAATGTCACAGTAGGTGTTGGTGGAGTTTCTAATATAGCAGTTTTTAATACCACAGGATTAGTAGTAGCAGGAAATATCAACAGCGGAAATCTAAGTTCTCTTGGTGTAATAACAGCCGTTGGCAATGTTCAAGCAGCTGGATTTACTTACGCAAATGGCCAACCGGTAGCAGGGTCAGGTGCTCAAGGCACAACCGGTGCTCAGGGCACAACCGGCGCTCAAGGCGTACAAGGTGTTGAAGGTTTACAAGGCACAACCGGTGCTCAGGGCACAACCGGCGCTCAAGGCGTACAAGGTGTTGAAGGCTTACAAGGCACCACTGGCGCTCAAGGAGTTGAAGGCTTACAAGGTATAACTGGTGCTCAAGGCGTACAAGGAGTTGAAGGCTTACAAGGTATAACTGGTGCTCAAGGAGTTGAAGGTTTACAAGGTATAACTGGTGCTCAAGGCACAACCGGTGCTCAGGGTGTACAAGGTGTGCAAGGTACACAAGGTGTACAAGGCATATCTGGCAATTCTGCCATTGGCAATTTTGTGTTTACTGGCAATGACATGACCATTAGTGATAGTAATCAAAATCTGGATATCACTGGAAATGGAACTGGTAATATAAATGTTACTGCTAACATCAGCACCTGGGCTTTTAAATCTGATGGTAATTTAACATTGCCCACAGCTGGTAACATTGTGGGTGCTGTTAACATTATTGGCAACGGAGCTGGTAATGTAAATGTCATTGCCAACGGTAGAAGCTGGAGTTTTAAGTCGGATGGTAACCTGGTATTGCCAATAGCCGGCAACATTGTCAACAACGGGTATGTCTGGAACTTTGACACCACTGGTAACTTAACATTACCTGGCAATATCATTGCAATAAACTATGCCAACGGTAACCGAGTAACCGGTAATATCTCATTCAGAGACGAGATAGTAATAGGAACGGGCACAAGCAATCTCATCAGTGGATTGTATCTTGCACCCAGCAATTCCAGCGCAGATGCCAACATGTATTTGCGAGTGCGGGGTAATATCAATGACGAACCCACTCA